ATCTCCGATCCAACTTCAAATCTACCTTCGAGTATTCTAGTCACTTCCGTGTCCTTTGTCAACTCTAGATCGTAAAAATGTATTCCTCTGGGAACATTTTTCATGGTGGTAGCATCAATGGTGATGTGTATGCCGCCTGTATTAGATCCAGATCCGGTGACACCACCAGTAGAAGCATTAAGGAATATGCCGCCTGTGCCTATGGTATTAGAACCAGTGCCAGACAAGAAATGACCAGTTGATCCACCACCCAATACTGATCCACCCAAGGTATTACCAGTAACAGAGATCAAAATTTTATCGGTAAAAATAGATTTTCTGACTTGCATAGAAGCAACATGTTCTGTGAGGTCGATCACCGATTCCGAAGTATCTAGATAAGAAACATTAAAAACAAATGTACTACCCTGATCAACTTGAATGTCATAGTTAGCTGCCGCCATGGAGGTCTCCTTTACCTATTTATGCCTTTGACTTTTTTCTCTTTCGTTGTCTTTCTTTTTTAGCCTTCTCAAACGCCTTTTGTCTGGCGGTCATCTTCTTCTTATTCTCAAACTTTTTCTTATTATCTTCTATGTCATACTTTTCCATCAAGTCGTCGCGGGTCTTCATGTGTTCTCTTATTTTGGCGTCTCTCTCCTTGATGGTCTGTTCGTACATGTGCTTATTGTTTCTGATTCTTTGATGTTCGGACTCTGGAATCGTATCAAACTTATCAATCAGTTTATTTGTAGCGTCCAGTCCCTCCTCCAATTGTCCAGCGTAGTAAGCAGTAGCAGACACTTCATCTAACATTTGCCATTCATACACATCACCGGCTATGAACAAAATGTCTTGATGCGGGAATGGTATTTTCGCACCCACGCTTGCGTACAGATAAGCCATTCTAGGTTTATTATTTAACCTAAAGACCCTAGACAATTGGTGAAGAGGTTCTGCTCTATTAGGTCTGTAATTCCAACATTCCATGAACTTGAGAACCGTTCTTTCAAATGGTTCTTCTAAGATTCCGGAACACATAGCTGACCTATAAATTGAGTAGTAAACTTCTTCTTGCCAATTTCCCATTGCAGCTCTTTTGTCATACCACTGAGCTGCTTTTTCGAAGTTACCTGCATCAAAATAACTTTGAGCTAAGTAAAAATGATATCTATCATTGTTCGGTTCGAAGTCTGGAGATTCTGGATTCGTTATAGCGTCTAGAAGTAGTGCTGCATCTTTTTCATATTTCTCCTTTGGAGTTATGTTTACATTTCTACCACCTTCGGTCCTAGCGTGAATTTTATAATCTCCGGGCAACTGAGCCATTTGTTTACCCTCTCGGTTCTCGCAATCAGCATACTCATGAAGAATACCAACATATCTCCAATTGTCTTCGAGTCTGAAGATTTGATTTCTCCACCATGTAAAATTTTCACCTCTACTGATTCGAAGACTGTAAGAACTGAAATTCGTTTTTTTCATGAACGATATACCCTCAGACAAATCTCCTTCTAACGTATCATCAGCATCAATGACCCAAGCATATTTCGCTTTGTCTTTACAATTATCAAAGGCTTTAGTTCTAGACTTACCAAAACCTTGCCAGGGTTCGTCATAAATTTCTCCGGGAATACCCTTTGAATCAAAAAAGTTCTTGATCTTTTCCTTGGTCGAATCACTGGATCCGGTATCACTGATATCATAACGGTCAATAAAGGGAACGACGGACTCTAGGCATCTCTCGATACAATGTTCTTCGTCCTTCACAATCATACACAGTGTCATAAATGGCTTACTCATGATTTCTCCATTGTTTGTTCAATCCATTCGTTTACTTTGATCTTTGGTTCCCATCCCAAAGCATTTTTAATTTTGGAGTAATCACACAAAGTGGTCTTTGCTTCTCCGGGTCTTTCACTAATATGTATCTTGTTTTGAGATATCATCGACGCGATCTCATTGATCGAGTGATTCTCCCCAAAACCAACATTATAAACTTCACCAATGTGTTCCGACGAAAGATCTTTTTCCATCGCTAACACATTTGCCTCAACAATATCATAAACATGAATAAAGTCTCTTCGATTCTCTCCAGTACCCACCACGGTGAGAGGTTTATTATCCCGTTCCTGATTTAAGAATATACCAAGAACCGGGGCGTACTGTCCACTCACAGGAGATCTTTCTCCGTAAACATTAAAGTATCTAAAAATGATACACTCAACATCAAAAAGATCCCAATACATTTTGCATATCTTTTCTCCGGCAACTTTAGATACCGAGTATGGATTAAGACAATCCTCGGGGAAGTTTTCTTTCTGCGGGCAGACTTCAGTCAAACCATAAGCAGCAGATGTTGAGGAATACATCACCCTCTTGACCCCATGCTTTCTTGCAGACTGCATCACTTTACAAGTACCGACGCAGTTAACATCAACAGCATTTTCTGGATCTTCTATTGCAGTTTGAATTCTAGACTCTGCGGCCATATGAAACACATAATCAATACCATTAAAAAGTTTGTCGCATTCAGGATCTCTAATATCAACGACATGATTCTCTGCCTTTTCATTCCAATAAAATTTTTCATTACTAACGGCAGATTCATTGTCTACACAGACAACTCTATGACCGTCTAAAATCAAACGATCAACTAAATTAGACCCAATGAATCCAGCACCACCGGTAACCAAACACGAACTTTTTTTATCACTAAGCATTCAATTCTCTCCGAACTTTACTATAAGAGTGGTCATGATCTCTTTCGTGGAAATATATCTCTTCAGAATATTCTTCACCTGTAATAGATTTGCCTCTGTAATCACTGCCGATGATTCTCACATCTGGTTCAATCTCTTTAATAATAGTTTCCAAATCTTCCTCCGTTCTGTAAGTAACAACATTACTCACATACTTAATGGATTCTAAAGTTTTCTTACGATCCTGAACCGAGAAGATGGGTTCGTATTTTTCATTTCTTTCTTGGTTTGGATTTTCGTGCAATGCGATGATCAACCAATCACACACAGTTCTTGCGTCTTCGAACATTTTAATATAACCGGGATGTAGAATATCAAAACAACCTGCTATCAGTCCAACTTTTTTTGGCCAATATTCATCAACCCACCGATCAACGTGTATAACTTTATCATCTACCAGTAGATCAAAGTGTGGTTTCTTGTTGCAAATGAGTTCGTGATATTTCAACCCCCAACCTCTCAACTGTTGTTCTGTATACTCAGACCAGTCTTTGCCGGATACACACCCACGAGCAGTAAAAATCTTTATGTGGTGATCCTGATATAAACGATTAATCTTTTCGATCATGTGTGGTCTCGGAGTTGACTGTGTGTAGTCGTTTGTTTCCGAATCACATATAGTTCCATCAACATCAAAGCAGTAAATCATTTTCAGTTCCCCACAATAGAGTGTAAGTAAATTTCGTGTGTGCATTCTACCACACTATAGGAAGTGGAGTCAACCCAAATATCAACATCACATTTGGATCCGAAGTCCCTTCTCAACGAATTGTCCGAATCAAAACCAGTAAGTATCACAAATGGTAGTTTATTCTTAACGCAAAATTTAGCACACCTAATAATATTTTCCGATTCTCCAGAAGAAGAAATCAAAATCACCAAAGTTTTTTTACTAGCAAACTCAAGTAAATATTGTTTATATGCGTCTTCAACACCATAGTCATTCATGTAACAAGTGAGTCGAGGACTATCGCCAAACGAATGACATCGTTTCTTTAGGAATTTAGTATAGTCTACTGACATATGTTGTGCGATTGCATTGCTACCACCATTGCCGATTATGATGATGTCTTTATGACTAGAGACAATAAGATCAAGATCCATCACCTTATCGACATCGATTTCATCTATAGACTTCTTTATGTTTGTTAATGTATCAACAGATCTCATAGACTTCTTACACCCTCTTCATCTACCTGAACCTTCCGACTAGATTCTGGAAATTTGTGTTCGATATATTCGAAAGTACCCGGTTCGGAGAAAACTAAAAAGAAACCCCCTCCGCCGGCCCCACATAACCTCTTAGCAAGAACACCGTCAATCCCAGAGAGAATACGATCCATGTCATTGATTTTTTGATTGCAAATAATATCAGATGTTTTTTGTTTTTCTTCCCATCCTTCGTTTATTATTCTGCAAAACTCAACAGCATTTCCCGACACAATAGATTTTTCCATTTCATCAACAAGTCCTAACAAATTAAGATTTGGTTTTACCGTTTGTAATATACTAGTAGATGATCTGCTCATACCTGTATGTACCAAAGAAATATCAAAACCGTTCAACACAGACGAGTCCAGTTCTTGGACTTCTGGAAGTTCACCATCTGTAAAGTGCAATCTCTTCAGTCCACCCAACCCACAACCATAGGGATCCTGATAACCGGTCAGGGGATTGAACTTTCGTTCCAACTTCAATGCGAGTCTACAACATTCATAATTCGACAATGATTTACCCAGACTCTCTGAAATAGTTTTAACCAAAGAAACCATATAACTGGAGGAAGCGGCTAATCCAGAACCAGAAGAAGAGACATCGCTCGTTAGGGTAACCATACATGATTCCTTTTCAAAATGAAGCAACACTTCTCTGACCACATCATTTTGAATTTCAACAAGATTACATTCTTCTCTTCTTGAGTAATTAACAATGTAGTTTCCAATTGAGTTTCTACCCAACACATCTTTATGACTAATCGTATATGTGTATAAGTTAATCGGAAAACTAATCACCGAACCATATCCATTGTCCTGAATGAAGGTTTCCAGATCGGTAGATCCACCGGCTAAACCCACTCTAAAAGGACATCTTGTAATGTTCATACTGATGTGTTTCTAAAAAATAATCCACTCTTGTACAACCAAGCCCATTGCATAAAGTTTATACTCGTATCACGATATGGGTTAGCATCAAAGGGAAGTTCTAAATTTTCTTTTGCTGAATAACCAGAAGCCTCCCCATTGGGATCACGATACCAACTTAGGAATTCCTCTACATCATTTTTTGCCATCTCTCGACACTTCTCTGTTTCTTCTTGGTCGAATTCAAAACCATACGACTTAAAAACATCAATCCAATATTCTGCCGGTTGACAATTTACATGATGATGACCCGCTTGTCCCGGTAAACCATGAGTAACCAAAGCATACTTACAAGATTTAATTGTTGTCATAAAATTATTAACATACCTAGAATCTACATGTTCTAAAAATTCAGTAGACCAGACAAAATCAAAAATCTTAGGCAGTTCATACGCTGACTTGGTGTAATCATTACACACTACCTCGGGGATACACGCACATTCTACAACTTTAGAAGACCCCTCGATACCGAGGACTTCGGGTATACCAACATAATCTCTCAGAGTAGCCGTATGATGTCCAAATCCACAACCAATATCGACTGCACTCTTTAGGTCATACTTTTCTTTCAAGTACTTCCATGTCTTTACATTTTCTGTCAAAGGATCTCCGTGGACACTACACCCACCCAAATCCCCGTCATTGAAAGTATCACCCCTCTTATAGTGTTCGGGATACTTTTCAAGAACAGTTTTATACGCATCATTTATCATTTTGAAATCTCCACATCACTGAAAACTTGCAACAGTTGTTTTTCCACAACATTACACTTGTATTTTTTTTCGTATTTATTTTTGGTTAGCACTGACTTTTCAGAGTAATAATCATTGTCTTCACGCAGTTTATTCATCTCCGAAATATATTCAGAAACAGTTGAACACCAAGATCCACAATTCTCAACCTGTTCCATGTGTCCATTTTCCGAAGTACCGGGACATGTAATTACCGGTTTCCCATGATACATGGCTTCAATGATAGCCGCTGAACAAACCTCACCATCCAGTCGGGAGTGTGCGTAAACATCAATCGCGTCAAGGAAACTATGGATGACATCTAAACTAGAGGAATGTTCTACGAAAATAACTCTGTTTATGTTATTATTTTTTACATAGTCTCGATGAGCAGAACTACCACCAAGGATGACCATGTATGTATTTTCATTTTCAAGACGACTAAAACACTCCAAAGAAACCGGAGAAAATATACTCGGATCATCTCTTTGGTGTAGACCATAAACAAAAGCATCATGTGGTATATTGTTTTTTTCTCTGAAGTCGGTGGAGTATTTTTCGGGGACAGCGACAACCGTGGGGATAACCACACACTTATTATCATCTCCACCATTTGATAACCACTTCTGTCTCTGTTCTTGACTTATGAGAATACACTTTTTAATATTTGATTGGTGTGTTCCACTTGCCCAAGTTCCATGAATAGTATCGACGATCTTAGTATTTTTTATTTCAGTGAAAGGGTATTCTGGTTGTCCCTGTCTACCACTAACAATAATATCATACTCAGATTCATCAAATTTTTCAAAGAAGTCAGTTCCATGCCAAACTTCTGGCGTTTGACCACACACCTTATAATCAACATAACACTCGACCGTTTTGATTCCGGCTTCGTCTAAAATTTTCTTTCGATGTGCATCGTTTGGCGGATGTTGCCAGTTTCTACCGATCAACCTAGCGACATTAGTGTAATAATAATCAACTTCATGTCCCTCTTTTTTTAGCAGTAGAGCAATTGTCTGTAAGTATTTTTCGGTTCCACCAGCAGCAACACCAGCGTATTTAACAAATGCTATTTTCATGATATACCTTCAATTCCTCAAGTTGGGTTTCGATGCCATTCAAAACCGGATCATTGTATAGTGATGTTAATGTTCTGTTACATCCAACATTATCCATGACAGGAATCAGTTCTTTGTTCAATTCAAATGTTCGATTGAAGTTTTTAAGCAAACCAAACTTCGAGACCGAGTTTGAGTAAACATGTCTAGTTCCGGACCACAGATCACTACCCATATTTATGATGTATCTTGAGAGTTCCAAACAGGTCGTGCCGTTCCAGAAATGATTCATGTAACCTTTCAGGGGAACTTGTGAGGTTTCATTTAAAAACCAATCCAAAAGGGAAACATTGTTAGCACTACCTAAACCAATAATAGAGGTTCTTATGCAACAACTGTTTTCGGGTTCACCTAGAGATTTACTCTTACCATACCAATCTGTGCATGTATGATTATCGTTTTCATCATAATTACCAGAGAGTCCATCGTACACACAATCCGTGGTCAGATGTATCAGTTTGCCGCCCATCTTTTCTGCAACAAACTCTAGTTGATGGGGAAATAAAGAGTTGATTGTTACATACTGACTGAGAGGAAATTCTCTCTGTTTGACAGCACCCGCACAATTCATAATTACATCCCCCGATTCCATTCCCTTTCTCACAAGAAGATCAGACAAAAATGAAATATCATTTTTCATCACATCATAATCTTTTCGGGTGATGGGAACAACGTTCTTTGCTACAGAGCAAAAATACTTACCCATCATACCATTCGAACCAAATACAAAATATTTCACGAAACGTACCTCAAGATCTCATACGCTTCTGCATATTCATATCTACTCTGCGATCCTCTAATTTTAGCCAGTGATCTTACACATTCAGGTGAACGGAAATTTCTAACCTGAGACTTCAGGCAGAGATACAGTTCTAGTTTTAGATTAATGTCAATCTCTTTGAAGAAGGTAGGTTTAAATTCTCTATAATTATTATTCCAGAGAACCTGTGGTTGTTCGTAAACAAAAACCTTTGGCACAAAATGATTGATGTCATGTGGCCTGAGTGACACCAAACAAGCCTCATATGATTCCCGGTGATCTTGATTATATGATGGATGTGGTATGTAGATTTCTTCAGGCCGGATTTCGTTTATCTCCCGTTCAATATCACCAATCAAATCCTGTTGTCTGTAATTGTTGACGGGGTGTTCGAGAAGTTTATGAGTCAGATTTGTCCTCGACATGATCTCAGAGAACTCCTCCAGTCTGTAGTCTTTGGTAAAATTAGTATTACCATGCAACTCATTCTCAGACAAACCCAAATGTAAAACATGAGTGTTGGAATCTAAGATACCACCACACCCAAGAACTTCATCATCCACATGGGGAGACACGATCATTTTCATATCATCACATCCTTTATAAACAATTTTTTACCACCTTTACATACTATGTAAGGGAGAGGATATGGCTCCTGCAAACATCTGATCTTATCATAAAGTTGTTCAGGTGTCAACTTCAAAAAATCACTCGGGTGAATCTCACTCATCTGTGGTGTTCGTCTACTGCAAAAAGTAGCTTCAGAATCATCCTGTGGAGTGTACACAATTTCGTCCGAAGACAACAGATCATCGATCATTGAAATACCCAGAACTTCTATTCTCGTAAAGATTTCATCTAATGTACCACTCAAACTAAATGACTTCTGGCAGGCAATGTCACCACCGTCTAAAGTATTGTTCATCTTGAACAAAGTCACACCCGACCACCTTTCACCGGATAAGATCTGATTCTGTATAGGACTTCCCCCACGATACTTTGGTAACATGGAAGGGTGTAAACATATACACTCAACTTCCTCTACCCACTCCGGTCCAATTATGTCACTCCATCCAACAAAAAAAACCATAGAGTAATCTGATGGTGACAGGGTTTCCAGATGTGATTGAGACTCGCAAAAATCTAAATCGTGTTTCTCACTGAGAGATTCATAAATTCGTTTGGACCAATCTCGATAACCACAGAACAATTTTTTCATTTTCTGATATCATCCAGCTTTATGGTCTGATTAAAGTCATCCACATTCTTGTCGAATAGATCTATACTCTTGAAGTATTCAATCAATTCAGATTTAGTAAGCGTCACGGAACTATCGTATCTGAAGACTTCATCGTTGTAAATCTTTGTCTCGTAGATCGGTTTAACAACAAACACATCACCCATATCAACAGTTCGAAGAGACTCAGTTTCATTGATAAGATCTTCGTGAATCTTTTCACCACTACGAATTCCTATCACCTTAATCTGTTTACCATATCGATCGGCAAAAATTTCGGCAAGATCTACAATCTTCATCGCTTTCAGTTTTGGAATGTATGTCTCTCCACTCTGGCCATTTTCAATGCAATTTAGAATGAGGTCAACACTATCGTCAAGAGTCATCACGAATCTAGTCATGTCCTCACGGGTCACAGTAACAAAATCATTGTTCTTTGCCTGGTGCATAAACAGAGGAACGATACTCCCTCTCGTTTCCAAAACATTCCCATATCGGGTAGCAACAAATTTTATACCGGGAATGTGTCTTGACTTTTCTAGAACCACTCTCTCAGAGATGGACTTACACATACCATAAACATTAATCGGACTGCACGCTTTGTCCGTACTGACCATCAAAACTGTTTCTAGATTCGATAGGGTTTCTTGGTTGTTTTCTACAATGTCAACAACATTTGAAACTCCTGAGAGGTTCGTAGCAATACTTTCTTCGGGACTTAATTCACACACATCAACATGCTTCAATGCAGCTGCAATGATAATGATGTGGGGGTTTACTCTATTGAAAATCTTCTCCATTCGATCGTAATCTCGGATGTCCGACACCATGAAGTTGAGATTGCTCTCTTTGAATTTATTTTTCAGAGACCAATGTTTAGACTCATCTCTGGAGAGAATATACAATTCGTTGTCACCCCCAAGTCTCTTGATCAGAGACATACCAAGGGAACCACTACCACCAATGATCATAATTTTTTTATTATCAACCATGAAGAATCACCTTCTTGTTAAAGGAGTAGAATGTTCCGGGAGGGCCAGAGTTTGGTTTATCGTAACCCCTACACCGTCTACCCATCTCGTCCATTGCGATGCACGAATGTTCATGAGTTTTCCAAGTATCACTTATATCAAACCGATCATCGCCTATCATTTCATTTAGGTCTGGATAGTCTTCATCCGGCATCATTTGAATCACTTCCGTGGGTGTTATCCTCCACTTGTTGTTCCAGTGGGGTGTAGATCCTTCCACACCATCCAACACCTGCAAAGGCGACTTCCAACTGAAGTCGTAGTCACTTTCTTGACTTTCATAGAACGCGAGATTATTTCCGATCAAACGAAACACCCAGTCTCTATCTTCCCATCCACCATTTGTGTATCGTTGATCCCACCAACCAATTCTTCTGATCAACTCCTTCGACATACCCATGAAACCAACATTCCATTGCATAGCACAAGCGAATCCAGACTCCAGTTGATTTATTATCTTTTCAGCTTGTTCCACGGTAGGCAAAACTCTGTCGTTGACAAGAATGAAAAATTCTGTAGCTGATGTCACAATGGCTTCATTAATCAATTCCGAATAACTGTCGTAGGCGTAGGGGTATCTTTCGATGCGTTTATTCCAATATACATCATATTTGTTTTCTAAACCAGATAGAGCCTTCATCTGATTATCGACCACATCTTGTCGTGATCCTGCATGTAAGCAAATTGTGATTTCATCAATTTTCATTATTCTATCTCTTAAAAATTACCATACCATCACCAGCCTGGTCACATGTTTCGTGGTCAAACACTAAAGTATAACCGAAGTCCAGAAGTCTAGATCTAACCTCTTCGTGAAGCTCAGTTGCTTTTTTCGATGATTGGGTCGCTTCATTAGAATCCTTAGCGTGCGTCATAATAAAAAGGTTATCAATTTTTTTATCTGTCAACGATTTTACCGATCCATCTAACATATAAGTTTCACTCTGATCAATATCACAATGCAAAACATCAAGATCATCTATCTCATATCTTTCCAGAAGTGTATCGATTGTGATCGATGGACAACTAAATTCTATACCACACCATTTTTCTGGATTATAAATTCTTTCTTCCAGAAAAATGCCTTCTAATTCATTTAGTTCAAAATGTTCCTTACCAATATTCATATGTGTTTCATAAGGTTCTAAAAGCAAGTTAAAAGTCTTATCTGGCCCAAGAATTTTTTTGAATAACATGGAATAATAAGCATAATTACTACCAAGTTCTATCATACTAAACTTATCTTTTTTCTTGTCCATCAACTGAAGCACGGTTTTTTCGAAGTGGTCCAATGCAAGTTGTTCATCAGCATCCTGAAAGTTTGGGCTGACGCCCTGTGCGAATTGATTATACTTCATTTGTATTTGATATTTTTCAGTTAGGTTCATCAATTACCTCCAAGATTTGTTTTGCCCTCGCAATGGTAGTTCCATTACCAATCAACCATTCCCTCTGTCTATTCAACATTTCATTATACTCTCTAGTGGGTTTGTTGTCAACCACCAAACGACAAGTTAATTCATCCAGTTCCTCTTGGGTTGAATAAGAGAAACATGGAAGATCCACTGGCGAACACATCGGAGGCTTTTTATCGTAGTCTTTAAACAACAATAGAGATCCCGCCGCCATGATTTCATAATGTCGAAGACAGTCCCAACCACCCTTCTTGCATGTCAAACCAAACCAAGAAGAGGACAAGTCATCATAGTACTCTTCTTCCACAGTAAACTTATGATGATATCTACTACCACCAAGATCGGTTACATTGCGAAACAAAGAGTCGTCGGGAGCCGTCTTTTGATATGTTTGAGTTTTCCTCTCAAGATCAATTGGTCGAATCTGATACTCTGGAATACCAAATCCTATCGGGTATGCGTACTCGTTATCCTCAACCAGTTCTCGTTTGAAACAAGGTACTCTCTGTAAACCAATAACTCTTTCACCACCATATTCAATAATTCTAGGAGCGTTGCCGTATAGGTCATGTCCATCCAAAAAGTAGATTGCTTTTTTTGCTAGGGAGTTTATCTTCTCGTCAGGTTCAATGTTTATGTTACCATAAAAAACATAATCAACTTCATCGATAACATCCCGATCAACGTCCATGATTGGTTCCGTATACAAACTGAAACCTCTACCATGAAGACTTTCCTTCGGTGTGTCAGACCAATCATGATACATGACTTTCTTTCTAGGAATGTCCACACAATCTTGACCCATTAGAGATCTGAGTCCGTGAAGAATACCAACCTCCAACAGATCACCCTGTTGGTTAGGATCAGGATGTGTTACGAATAAAATTTTCACATCCATTTTTCCGGGGCCCAAGGTTGACCACCAGCCCAGTGGCGGATGATGGTATCTTCCTTTTTGCTCTTCGTGATATTATACTTCATTAATTGTTGGGTAACTGGATCTTCAGCGTCATCCTCTAGAAGAGTAGTATTCCATTCGGGCCCTCTAATCTCGACATGTTCTTCGAGTTCAGGCACACCATACCAAGTGTTCTCGGTTATATTCGAGTGCCATCCGTTGTCATCCATCTCTAAAAATGGTTCCCAACTATGAGGAACAATACCACATAGTGTATACCAACATGCCTGTTCCCTAAACCCAATCCAATGAGAATCGTTTTTCATTTTGTTATACATGTCCTCGTCGAGAATACGATTGATCATGTCAACGGACCAGTCGTTCACGGTTATACTATACGATCCCATACAGTGTGTGTTGCCGTTGTCGATGGCATAAGAAAAAGACTTGTCGGTAACATAGTCATTTTCCGGTTTGACAATAAACATATCAGCATCTAGGTGCGTCAACTTATCACCGGGTTGTAGTTCACCCGATTCAATCATGTCTCGAATCAAGGTAAACTTCCACCAAGTAGGATTGCCTCGGAAGACATCCCCACCCTTACTCACAGTGTAATCAAAACCATGAAGATCAGCGTACTCCTGATTTCTGGGAGAGATCTTTTCGTCAAAGATTTGTTGTTTTTCGTTGTCGTAGTTTGCAATAACAAATAGTACTTTTTTCATAATTAATTTTCATCCTCTAAAATTCTTTTAATATTTAGACAAACAGAGTCCATAGTAAAGTAGTCTCGATAGACCTCTTTCATTCTGCATTGCATACGAGAGATGTCCTCGTCAGTGTACGACAGTAGTATATCATACATCTTGGGTATCTGTGATACAGAAATCAACACAGAGAACTCAGACCAATCAATCACATCTGAAAAGGGAGTGTAGTGTTCATCTGAAACATAAACTGGAATCGACCCCAACCTCATGGCTTCATACATTCTAAAACTAGATTTACCATATCCTCTAGGTGCAAGGCAAAACTTACTTCGAAGTGTTTTACCTACAAAAAAATCAAACTGATCAATCGGTACGGTATTTGCCCAAGGTTTATAGTATAACTCAACACCTTCCTTTTCTAGAAGATGTCTAAGACATTCTTTTCGGATGGGGTGTGTGTCCGACCCAACAAAGGAAATAAGTGTGTCCCTATCCTCTTCTCGTAAGAACTCAGATGGGATCTCCGAACAGACCAAGGGAATAGGGATCACCCCAGGCTTCTCGCAGTTACCACCCGCAGAGAAAATCAAAGTGTCTTCTGGTAAGTTCTCTTGGACAGCATCATCATGCTGACATACCGTAAAATATTTACCGTCTCGATCAAGATCATTAAGAGCTCTTTGCAAGTCTTGACGACTATATCCATCACAGTAATAGGTAGTCCAACTCACCGGAATGAAAGTTCTGTCAGTAACGATCTTCGTATCATCAAAGAAAGTCATAAAGTAATCTTCCAGATACTCCCCTCGGTGATATGGTGGATAGACTGGATATCTCGGTTGTAGTTTTATCTTATTCATCACATACCATAAACTTCACGAATTATATCAAACACTTCACCATATTTATCACTGTCGGTCATTTTCCTAAAAGTCTCGTTTAGGAAATTTATCTCATACGGTCCTCTAGAGTTTTGCGGATCTGTATGTGCGTGTATGTTTATGATTTCCTTACCATCCAAACAAAGTTTACCATTGTCCGAAGTTAGTCGAGAATGATCGTCGGAAATTACCGATCTCCACCACCCATAGTTGTAATTGGAGTCTGCAACGGTAACCTGATCCATCATCTCATTCGCAATAGTGGTCACTGGTTTCTGTTCTAACCCATACTTACAATTCAACCTTTCAGTTTCCTCTATCCACTTGTCAGTGAAATCAATAGTCTTGGAGGCTAACATACCAACATTGTATGTTCCGTAGGTTTCTCGATTGTCGGAGTGTTCTTCGGTATGACAATGACTGGTCAGAAAAAGTGTTTTAGAATCATCCTTCAGGAAGTCAAAAAAACAATCATCAAGAGGCGAAACGAAAATTAGATCCGTATCTAGAAAAAGACTATACCCACCAGACCTGATACCCTCTTTCATCGCAACCATTTTATTCTTGACCAACTCAAAAAAATCACTAGCAGAAGACTCACTTGAATTGTAGTGTCTTCCTTCCATGTCTACTATCTTGACCGGCGTGAATCTTTTATCACCTTCGAAGTACTTCGATGTGAACTCATCACAAACCACACTCCACTCACATTCGTGAAACAATTCGAGTGTTTTCTTTGTAACTAGAAACTCTTTGATTCTAGACTTTGTACAGACCGTAGATACATTCAATACCATTGTGTATACCCAATATCATACTGTTTAAACTTCTCAAGATAATATCCAATAGGTTTTACAGGATCATTCCTCATGTGATTATGCCATTCAACTATAATTTGATCCACATACTCTATGGTTTTTTCAAGTATCATCTTATCCAAGATTTCATATTCACAACCTTCACAGTCCAACTTCAATACGATAAAATCATCAGCAGAAAAGTTGTCGGACAACCACTTCGAAAAATCCATACAATCAACCTGAACATCATTGGGTTTAATATACTTATCGTCAATGTAGTGTGGTTTAACAAAATTATCTTCTAAAATATTTGTAGCACCCCCAACCCAATCCTGTACACCTTCCGTTGGATCAAATTCTACAGTAAGCATCTTTGTTACGTTTTTATCGTATGCAGCCTTTTGATAAATCTTTACGTCATCGTGTTTGTATTCTTTATTAGAAAGAAACTTACAGGTCTCTGGGTTTGGTTCAAAGATATGAACCTGATCAAAATCTATGTCCGAAAACTTTTCAGTGATTTGATCGTACCCCTGTCCCAAGTTCCCACCACAATCGATATAAATTTTTTTCACTTCAATGTTACCGTTTCAATATCAAAGTTTCTAGCTTTACGTTCACGATAGAGCTTACCATCGGTTTCGTAGTGTTCGCTACTTTCGTTCCTCTGATGCAGTTCATCAGCCTGTTCGTGGCCACCATGAACCCATTGGTGTCGAATAATACATTTACGACTAATTGCTAACTTGCCCATCAAAATACAAGCTTCAGTCTGTTCGTTATCAGGATACACTGATTTGTATTCAGGATAATACACATACCCAAACTTCTCATAGAGTTTCCATCCAAGACATGGTAATGTCATCAGAGCGTCTTGTCGTAGGCCGTCGTGAAACTTAATTGCGCCATCATAATCGGGAAAGACTTGTTGGTAATTCTCGTAAATGATATCATCATAATTCCTCTCCACGGGGACCATATCATCAGAGATTAAAAGTAAGACATCACCAGACTCTCCTTTGAGGTCTGCGTTACAAGCTTCAATCTTTGTTTTGGACTGTCCATAGTGGTAGACAATATCAATGCCATTTGACTTGTGATTTTCAATGAAAGACTTTATGTCATCATTGTTCATAGTCTCATCGTCCTCGTCCATCGTAATAACGAATCTAATATCGTGTTTACCGGACAAGAAATCGATGTACTTGTCTAGAAGAGGCTTAAATTTATGGGGTCTACTTCGGGTCGGAAATTTTATCACTAGTTTCATAATCTAAATTCCTTTTTTATTTTTTACCTATGTGGTATTTGGGGCAAAGCTCCCAATCTCCCTTGTCCCGATAAGGAATAATTTTTAAATGGTGTATTGGGACTCTTTCATCTTCTGGATCTTTTTCGACAATATCAATTAGGCCCCACTCTTCCAACAAATCAGCAATTGTATTTCGACGGAAGATATCATTGTCGGAGAGATTTGTTGGTAATCCATCAAGTGCAAACAGTTCTTTGAAGTGAACAATATAATACTTACCACGCTTGTGTAGTATATGACAGGACTGCCATAGTTTCTTTTCTTTCTTTGACGATATGCCGATCCTCGTTAAAGTCTCTCGTACCTTAAGAAAATCATCCGATTCCTTAAGTGTAACCTCTAACAAGTCATCTGGTTGTATGTCTACATAATCTTCTTCCATGATAATTCACCTTTACATATTTCGAATCATTCATGTTATTTATGATTTCACTACACTAGGCGTATAACACACCTCGTAATATTCACCAATACTAAACTTAGTCTTAGTATTTATAGATCCAGTGCTACTCAATTCTTCAAATCTAGATTCGGGAATTACTCTAAAATCAACACTAACTCTGGTGATACTAGTTATGTTTTTCTTGTTGCCGTGTAGTAGGTTTGAAGCATCCCACTGACAAAAACTACCATACTTACAGTCCATTGGCATAAAATCCTCTAGTCCCTCTTGTGTCTCATACCAAATTGTGTTAGTTCCGTAGGCATTTACTAGTGGAAGATAAAAGTTTAATTCCTTAACGCGAGACGACCACCTAATATCCCTGTACTGTCTATCTCTATGCCACTCCCCGACCGCAATATTTCCCGGAAAGTGAAAACGAATATTCGGTATCTTCTGATACACGATCGGTTCATCATATAGTTTTGAAACTTCATGAGTAATAAATTTAGTGTAGAGATCAAAAAACGGATTAGATCTATCGTAATATCTTTCATGCCAATGTGTGGATTGATCTTTATCCCTAGTGAATGTTGTATCATATGAAAAAGATTCATCCTTATGAATATATTCCAAAGATTCTACACCCAAAAAAGACCTTACGGTCTCTTTGAAATCGTAACGGTCTATATCAAAACTATATTGATTCATATCATCCACCATAATTATAAAAGTCACGAATAGATTGAAGTTGATCCTCTGTCAAAACACGAATGGATTCTTTTGCCTTCTCATTAGAGTAATCGAAATACTGTTTAATCAGATCCAAATCTTCTTCTTCTCTTTTATTTATCCACTTACTAAATCGTTTTCTAGAACGAAGTGAGTGACGGAGATAGTCGTACTGCATCTTGTTCGAGAGATGATTGTGAAAGTTCATCATGTTAGACTGAAGAATGGTGTCCGGGAAATACGATAGGCACCTGTTAACAGGAAACGCGGGATACAGTTTTTCTGCCCTCGCGTCATCCCCAATAACATCCTCTTTAGTGTGATTGATTGAATTAAGATAGTCTGTAAGTTTCATTTGTCACCTGATGATATCAATAGTATTCATGTTGTCCTCGGTCCACACCTCGGATTCTGTTCGCAATCGGCCTTCGGAAACCAAAGTGTTGTACCGTTTGGTTGCCTTTTTCTTCCACCATTCTACCACATTTTCCAGTTCATATCTATCGTAGTTTTCCTTCTTTTTCAATTCTTGATCCTTACCCAACATGACATCCACCACGTTAGAGAACCCATAGTCGGACCAGTACTGTCTCTTTCTAGTGGTCAGGTTGTCGATCGAGTCTTCGATGAACTGAGAGAACTTTTTGTGTTCCTCATCTCGACCGTGCCTCTTCAGACTAGCCTTGATGACGGACAACATCTTAGTTTGAATCTTAAGTTTTCTACTAGAGGCATCTCGGTGGATGATTGGTTCACCACCATTTCTGTCAGTAAACCACTCGTTCAAATCGTAGAACTCTTTACCCATCATGGTCAGAAGAAACCTACTTTCGGTTTCACCAACGTGACGAATGAACGGTTTCATTCCGTCATACTGACTACAAGACTTGATGTTACCGTACAAAGAAGTAGTTTCAAACCCACAGATGTTCACCCCATACTTCTCATTTATAAGTCTTCGCATGTAGTGAGAACAACATATACCTGTTAGAAGTTTGCCACCAAGATAATTAAAACCGAACGGTTGTGCCGGAACGATAACGAACCCCATAATGATATGTTCGTTTAGTTTACTCAGGTCCGGTGGGCCACCCAACATTTCGTTTCTAGGCTTTGAATTTATGGTGGGGGAACCCAGTCGAACAAAACCAACAACAGTATTGGTGTTCTTTTCCTTAACCAGAAACCGAATGTTCTTGCCTGGGTTTTCATCAGAAGGGAAGGATCCAATGTGAACGAAAAGATCATTCCATATGCTCTTACCAGACTCCACAATCTCAAAGTCCATATCCATAGGACTCATCGTGAAGTCATGAAAGAACTCATCTTCAACCGGGAAAAGTCGAGAGGCGGTGTTAGACAACCTCTCGACCTTCGTTTCCCGGAAGTAGTCATCAATCCTATTGAAATCGGAATAGTAATCATACACCTTTGACAGTGCATAATTAGTATCCTCTTCGTTAAGAATGAGTTCAGCCAATGCGGACTCCCTCTTCGACGACTGCAAAGATTCTAAACTGGTGCATAATGGTATACCCATGTACAGTATCATACCGATCCTTCTCGAACAGAACCCGGTCACCTTCCTTGTAATGAAGTTCAACGGGTTTGCCGTTCTTGTGCAACTCTGGGTGTCCAATACTCATAACTTTACCTACTCCGATCTTGGGGTTACCTTTCTCTTCGTAAATAATTTCACCTTCTGCTTGTTGCGGGCCTTCAACGAGGACCGCAACCTTTCCTTTAGTTGGATAAAATTTACTCATTTGAAACTACACTCCATCATAATCTCGATTAAACATGCGGTTAGATTAATTTCCAAATCAGAAACGAAAGCTGACTTGTACTGATACTCAGCAATAATAAGAATTGCCTGCGGGATACTATGAGGACTTAGATGTGCATACAGATTATCATAGATCTTTCTGAAGATAATCGTAGGATCATTGTCTAGGTTCTCCACGACCCACTTGCGAACATTCGTGAAGTCTTTCTTGGACATTGAATCCATCAGGGACTTGATGTTGACTTCACCCAGTTGGGAAAGAATTCCCTCATCAATTGTACCAGAAACCGAGTATCTTTGCAACTCATTAAGACATCGACGGAAGTCTGGGAAGTGTTTGATCACCAGTTCACTGAGAACCTTCTCCTTAAACGGAATCCCCTCCTTGTCAAGAATAAACTTACATCTATTAAAGAAGTCCCCAGCGAGTTTGGGCTTCTCCTTCGAGTCGATCGTAAACTCGATGTTAGTACACCGAGAGTGAAGGGGTTCGATAATTCTGTTCTTGTAGTTACAGGTCAGAATAAACCGGCAGTTGTTTGCGAACTCCTCGATGAATCCACGAAGTGCCGGTTGCGTTGACTGTGCGTTTGAGTAATCAAACTCGTCTAGGATCACGACCTTCTTGTTGTCCGAGAAAGAAACGGTACTGGCAAAGTTTCGGATCTTAGTTCGAAGGGTATCGATGTTTCCGTCCTCTGAACAGTTGATCAGAATACTTTCGCACCCAAGTTCTTCACACAAAGCACGGGCAACCGTAGTCTTTCCAACACCGGCCTTACCAGACAAGAGCAAGTTCTGCATCTCACCTGAAAGGACGATATCGGAAAAGTTTGCTTTGATTTCATTTGGAAGAATACAATCACTGATACAGTTGGGTCGATATTTCTCGACCCACAAATAATGTTCTTTCACGATCAACCCTCGTAGTTAGAATTGTTTTCCAGTGCGATCCAGTAGGACAGATCATTGTTTACACTTGTAAACTTACTGACCAACTTAGATGTAATCTCTACATCATAATCACCGGGAAGCATCTTCATGTTCTCGGTCTTGAAGAAGAAGTCGAATGCAGGAGCATCGTCGTCCACTTCACCAAGATTCACCGAGTAGGTGTTACAGGAAGAATCCTTAGCATCAAGTGCAACCAGTTCGAGAGTTCCACCTTCGTTACGAACGCAAAGGTCCGGAAGTTGTAGAACAGATGCTGCCTTCATGATCTGATTGAGATTGCCCTCAGTTAGTCGGAAGTCAACAACAGGGTCAGGCATATTGATCGTCTGAGTAACAGACTGAATCAACTCTGGTTCTGCATAGTGATACTTGGTCTTTGCAGACTTACCTTCATCAGAGATCACGACATGGTTTTCGTGAAACTCAAACGTGGGATTGTCGAACAGAGAAATTGTACCGAGGAACTTGTTCAGATCCCAGATAGCGATGGTCTGTTCGAAGGTTTCCGAGATCGTACACTCGGACATCACATTCTTAACAGGAGATAGGGTCTTGAGTGTATTCCCCGGTTCAATGATGATGTTTGAATTAATTGTAGAGTAATTCTTAAGATACTCTAGAGTTGTGTTTGACATTTTCATAGTATTAATTTCCACAGTTGTCATAATATATTAATCTCCATTTGGCTTGGCTGGGGGATGATCTGGAATTTCTTCTCCCGTAGCCTGTAAATAAGCTTCAATAATTTTCTTTCTATTCATTCCTTCTTTCAGAGGTTTTTTATCCTCTTCTGTTTCTACATCATAAGATTTATAATCACCAAATCCGGGGTTTCTAACTGGACAAGATACCCAAGGGTAATCCAACTTAGTATAACTTCCTTCATTAAAAGCATCGTTCAACCATGTCATGGGTTTGTCACCACATCCACAAGCTGTGCAAAAATAAAAACCCTCTCTCACAGTGCTATTGCCTCTATACGGACACGGTGGTATGTCACCATTGCCGTGACAAGAAAGTTGTCTCAACTTAACGATCTGTTCTGAAGCTTTACCTTTAGTAGCTCTAGAAGCCATAGCTTTAGTAAAGTTTGCGATTTTACGACCAAAAGATGGCGGTTCCGGGGTGGAAGTTTCAGCATCATTCTGTTCTTGTGGTTTCTGAGTTACACGTATTACTGTTTTATTACCATCTCGAAAAACTTGTTCTTGTATCTGAGGCATGCTATCAGGATCAACAGAAACTTGATCAGATTTTTCCTTAGATCTATTAAAAGCTTTAGCTAAGTTTTTTTTAGTGGTATTTTTATTTTTACCGCAGTTGCAACCCATGTTTAGATTTCCTCTTCTTCGATGTCCCAAAGATCAATATCATCCTCAATCTCATCGATTGACATGTTATTATAGTTTTTTAAGGACTGTTTCTTTTGGTGTCTCTTGGCTTTCTTTTTACTTTTCTTAACCGACTTGGTAAAATCTTGCCAATCATCATCTTCGTAATAATAATTATTCATCTGTAAACTTCAGCATGACCATGTTCAAGTAACATATCGTTTAGACTCTTGTTATTTATAAAAATCTCACCAAGATATCTACCAAATTTTCCCTTTTCCTTACCCGTAACAACTACGACCTCAGAACCAACAGGACAATGTTCAAGAACAAATTCCTTAGCCTTTAGTCCTTGTTCACGTTCTTCACCGCGAACTTCCCAAGCGTCAACACCATAAAAACGAATTCTTTCTTTGCGAATGATGTTGAATCCACAGTCAACTAAAAGGTCAACGGTATCTCCGTCTACAACCTTTTCAACAGTGGCACGATAAGTGTATTGTGGTTTCATCTCTTTCATATTAGAAATCCTGTATGTCTCCAATGAGGTTATTTAGTTTATGACTAACCATGTAATTGAAAATTTTAGATCGTGATCCCTCAATTGGTTTTTCCCATTCATCCTGAATTCTCTCTACAATATACTCTGGAATCTTGGTCAAGTCAACTAAAGTTTCATTTCTTTCCCAATTTCTAGTTGTCTTCCAATTATCTATATCTTCAATAATCGTACCGATCTTCTTTTTCCCACAAGGCTTCTGCCTCTTGTTTTCGACCATGAACACATCGTCATCAGAAAGAATGTTTGGGATACCATCCGAACGGTCTCCTCCAATCACATGTTCTATCAGGTGTCGTTTAGGATCCTCACATACAATCATCTTCTTCTGGATGGGCGAATACTGTTCGACATTCGAGGATGTTTGGAGTTGTTGAAAGTCCTTGTCACCGGACACGATCATAATCTTTTCGTTGTCACAGTGTTGACGAGTAATCACGGCAATGATATCGTCCGCCTCACAGTTGTCAACTCTCATGTTCTTATATGGGAAAGTCTCGCGTACTTCATTACGAATCTTAGTGAGAGTATCGTAGATGGCCCTCCAGTCATTGGAATCATTTTCATGAGACTTCTTACGAGCGGCCTTGTAGAGAGGAAAGAACTTTTTTCTCCAACAGTCCTTGGAGTCTTCGCAAATAATAAGTTCACCATACTCACCCGAGAACCGACTACGAATATATCGATAGGAGTTCAATGCTGTATGACGAACTAAGTTTTCATCAATCGAACTGGTGTCTCCCCTCGTATGAGCAAAAATACCAGAGAGAACTACCTGACTATTATCAACCAAAATCATTTTTTAACTTTCTTTCGAGTAGTCTTTTTCTTTTTCTTGGTGGGCTTTTCGTGATTTTCCTTTGCCTTTAACCAAGCGTCATGTACAATCTTAAGATGCACATGGGCAAATCCCCGCATGTAAACTCTGTCTTCCTTGTTTCGGTTGGACTGCAACCAAAAATTCTGTTCGACCAGAAATTCATATAAAGAGTTCTTCTTCCAGAAGATCTGGACTCGAAGATCTTTACCCCTAATAAAAGATGGATAATCCTCTGCGGGAGCTAGTCTATAGGTTCTAATCGACAGATGCTTAGAGATAACCTCTAGTCCTTGCTTTAGATACTTTTCATATGAACAGGTAGATGTCTTGTTCAACCCAAGTGGGTTTTCACCATTTTCCCAAGTTTTTCTTGGAAGAACTTTCTTAACTGTTTTCTTTTTTGTTTTTCTTTTTTTCCTAGTCGCCATCAATTAAATCCATTCAGAATAAACTTCCTCACGGACTCCTTCGAATAAAGGTATATTGTAAGTTACTTTCTTAATACGAATCTCGTCATCTTGTAAAGACTTCGTTCGTTCATCATCAGACATGTGCTGAATTGACATGTCATCAGTATACCTTCTTTCTTCCTTCTTGTCAAGCGTATAATTCAGACCATCTTTCCAAGAAATAAAACTATCGTAATATTCAGTAAACCTTTCACCGACCTCTTCATATGGTAAATCATATATGTCATTCAGTTTATAGAATCTTATCTCCTTGTTGTCTAGAAGATCTTTGGGTTTATATTTGACATTACCCTCCACAGCTAAATATTTACCATCGGGAGATGGGTGCATTTTAGTCCACGAAAACTCAATATCTCTTTGAGCCTTTTCACTTATGTAATGTCTACACTTACCTGTGGTTAGATTTAGAACACTTCTCCCCTGTAGATCTTCCGCAAATAAAAAATAGTCATTACCGTCTGGCCAGTTTTCAACAAAACCAAAAGGGAAATCCGAGGAGTTTCGATGAGTTGTAAATATCTCTTTACCGTCTTTAAAAATACTAGCAGTTGTGTAATAAAACTTAGTCTTGTTTCTACTCAACCAAGAAACTGGAGTTATGATCACCTTGTAGTTCCCAGAAGGAGAATCATAGGACTTAACCATAGAACGATTAGGCTTTCCTTTCTTGAACTTATCAAGAACCTTTCGTCTATGTTCACTGTACCAATTTTGTCGTATGTTGTTAGATTTCATTTCTTTTTTTCTTTCAGGAAATCTATGAGTAGTAGACCAGTCCATATTTACTCCACAGCTATTTATTAGGCGCTTGTTAGTTTACTGAAGTTGTTTTTCTTTTCAAACGTCAGTGAATGTTCAAATTTATCACTCAACTGATCTGTCTTGTGAGTAATAATGAACACATTAACTTTTCGACCCAAACTGTATAGTAGTTTCATGAATTCGTCAGTTCCCAAAGAATCTAAAGAAGAATCAAACACTTCATCCAAAATCAAAAGATTGGTGTTTGCACTGTTCTTCAATCTAGCGATCTCTCTCCAAGAGAGCAAAAGAGCAAGATCAATTCTCATCTTTTCTCCCTCACTGAAACTCATGTAACTAAACTCATCCCGATGTCTACTTTTAATCGTCTCGTTAAAATTTTCGTCCAAGTGAAACTGTGCAAAGAAGTCCATCGCGGAGAGATACTTGTTGATCAACTTGTTCATTACGGGCAAGTAATGTTTGATAATCTTAGACTTGATACCTGTATCTTTCAGGAGGCTAGCTACTACACTATGCTCTTGAGCGGAGATCATGTTCTTTTTCTTTTCAATCTCTTTTCCAGTAAGATCCTCTCTTAAAGTCTTGAGACTGTCCAGTTCAACTTGAGTGTCTTCTGTGTGCAGTCTCTCTATTCTTTTGTTTGCATTACGCATACGTTCTTCGTTGAGAGAAAGTTCGGTTTTCATTTCAGACAACCGAGACTCCAAACTAGGCAACTCTCTAGTCTTCTCCTTAACCAACTCATAACTTTTTTCAATCTTTGATACCTTCTCATGTATCATAGATAAACCATTAGAGAAGTCTTCAAGCTTTTTCTGTTTACCGGATAACATTTGAGATCTATGATCTTCTAAAATCTCCTGTGTGCATGTAGGGCAAGTCTTGTTCTTTTCATAGAACGAAATATCATTCTCGACAGTCTTGATGTTCTTTTCAATTGACTCACGAAGACCTTTGATTTTGTTCATGGATGAAACCAAAGTATTCTCTTGTTCTAAAAACTTTTTGGTATGTTCAATCTTTTCTGTGATATCAACCAAGTCTTTCTGAATAGAAACTCTCTCCGTAGAGATTATTCCGATGTCCTTTTGAATTTCCTCGATGGACTCTTCACTTTTCTTTTTGACTTTGTTGATATGATTTTCGTGAACCTTGATCTTTTCCTTCGTAATACTAATTTCATACTCTAACTCTTTTTCTTCTTCTTTTAGTTGTGAGACTTTGGACTTCAACAACACATTCATCATTGAGAAAACATTGATATCCAAGAGGTCTTCGATGACATCTCGTCTATCTGCGGCAGGTAATTGCATGAACGGAACAAAGGAAGAACTACCAAGAATCACCACTTGAGTAAAGGACTTGTAGTTCATGCGAAGGATTTGTTCCTCAAGCATCTTCTGATAATCTTTAGCCTTTGCAGACTGATCAATCAGAACACCATTCTTATGGATCTCAAACAACTTTGGTTTTAGTCCCCTCTTGATGAGATACTGATCATCCGAGATACAAAACTCAACCTCCACCATACAGTCTTTCTCGTTGATACTGTTTGGGAGTTGGGGGATGTTTATCTTGCGGAAAGGTTTACCGAACAAACCGAACGTGATAGAATCCAACAAAGCAAATGACTTCCCGTGTCCGTTATTGCCGGATACGAGAGTCATATTATTGCTGTCTAGATCTACTTCAGTAAACGCATTACCAAACGACCCAAAGTTTTTAAATCTTACTTTCTTGAATGTTATCATACTGCTACTTTCTGTGGAGTGTGCCACCAATCGGGTATACTTCGATTAGTCCACTTCGCAAACCTTTTCTTCTCTCCGATGTAATATTTCTGATACGCAAGAGGAGCATCTTTAGAAACCTTGTATTCCTCAGGCATTGCTTGTGCAAACTCAGTCAGATGGAACCCATGAAGATTCTGAGGGTAGTTGTCAACAAACCAATTCACCAGACCTTCAGTCTTATGTTCTCTATTATATCGATGTGTGTACTCTCGACACAAGTGTAGTGCATGAGAGGCCAACCAACAATAATTTCCTAGAGACTGTCTTGTCCAAATAGTACACGGGTGATTCAACATAACAGACTTAAACAGTCTAATATCTGAATTAATATCATCAGTATCGTGAGTCCATCTTTTAATTCGACGGCCGTTCTTACTGATAGAGATAAACTCATCACCATCTAGATAACGGTGAACAGTAGACAACATCTGTGCAGACTCCACGATCATTTTTACCACATGCTTGTCGCACATCATCTGTGCGGAAACTTGAGGATCCTTGTCCAGAACAAAGATATTCATAACGAAAGGCTCTCCATATAAAGTTCTCTGACAATCCTTTTAACATTGTCTCGCATATCGGAATTCAATTCCAACGAATCAATCTCATCGTTTATGATTGTCATCGTATCCTTAGACATATCAACAGAAACATCCTCGTCGTCTGCTGAGGAAACGTCCTCCACGACAGTGATGTTTAACACTTTATGATCATGTAGTTTATCAAGTATCTTGTCAAATGTAAAGATCTTTTCTTTATTCAGTACATAAATTTTGACATAAGATCCTTCGTACTTAGAGAAATCCGACTCCAGCAAAGGAGAAACATCTACACTGTCATCGTAAGTGATTGAATGAAACATTCGAGTCTCGTTCTCAACAAATTCCAACTCTCGGGTCTTCGTGTCCAGAGTATGAAACCCCTTCTTATCTTTCAGATCATTGAAGGTAATTTGATACTGTGTTCCCAGATAGAAGATATTTTTCTTACTATGTTTACTGTGAAAATGACCGGACAAGACCATCTCAAACTTGTCGAAGATGTTCTTTTCCAAACCACCCTTGAAGGTAACTCCACGAAGAACTTCATATCCATTAATCTCGAAGTGTCCCATGAGAATAGGAGCCTTGCACTTCTCAATGAACTGGCAATACTCGTCATGATTTTCACTATTAATCCAACCGACAAGTCCCATGTCCAACGAATCAAAAGTTACCACAGATGGTTCATCGTAAATCTTGATTTTGTCATTTTCAGACAACAACTCCTGAATGGAGTTTAGTCTGTTTGTGTTTCTGTAATAAGTGTCATGATTACCCAACACACAATGCAACGTGATATCATACTCAGACAACCTATCCAAAAACCTTCTCTTGGTTTCGGCAAGAGTGTGGAAATTGATAAACTTTCTTCTATCGAAGAAGTCTCCTAGATGAATTACATCTGTTATTTTATTTTCTTTGCAGTAAGGAAAGAACTGGTTTTCAAAGAAATCTAAAAAGTAATCTAGAAATATCTGAGAGTCATTCCTCGCACCGAAGTGGGTGTCGTTTATTATTGCAAGTTTCACTAATCATTCCTCGTCAAAAAGAATATCCAGAGTTCCGCCACTTGGCTCCTTTTTCTTTCTACCTTTTTTCTTTGGTGTAAACTTCTCTATATCACTGTCGGATAAATTAAAATAAGAAGCGTAAGCATTCTTCTTAGCAGGATCTACCAACTCATTATCATGAGCCCACTTTGTAAACTTACCCTCTTTATCCATCTTTTCCATCAACATGTACTTGACATATACTTGTTTCTTTTCCTTCTCGATTCTACGAAGAAATGCGTAGTATATGATCTGAGTAAAATATGAAAAAGGATTCTTAGACTTATCGGGATTAAAGTTGTGTGCATACATCAAACAGTTTTCTATAGCATCACCAATCATCTCTTCCCTAAAAGGATAGTTCATGAAATTTGGTTTGAATGAAAGATGTTCAGCAATCTTCATGAAACATTCACCGATATAGTCGGTAACAGGGGGTCGCGGATCGCCTACCTCATCTGCTTCATTAACTTCAGTCTTCCATACTGATATTTCTTTAAAAAACTTTTCGTTGTCTACATAATGATCCGACTTAGATTTTGATTTAGCCATATTGAAGTCCTTTTCATACGTTGAAATTATATCACATTATCCAGAAAAATCAACCCAATAAAATACAAATTTTTTACTTGACAAGTTCCAAAAGTGTGTTACAATTTCCTTGCTAAAGGACAGAAGGGAAGCTTTAAGCTAGCTTAGCCGTCACCTAAGTAATCCTCAAGATCCTCTGACCAGTCTGAGAAATTATTCCCCCAGTCTTCATTCTCTTCTGTTCTCTCATCATCTTCTACCTCTTCAAAACCAAAATCGTCAAGTGGAATATCTTCAAGATCATCTGAGAGTATACCACTCTCTACAAGATTCTCAAAAATATTCTTTGGTATTGCAAAACTCATAACTATTATTTCTTCTGCCCCCGGTATCGGGGGCATTTTATTATCCGGATTTTCGGGAGAAGGTAACCCTATTTGTTTAGCAAGTTTGTCAACTAATTCATTTATATCACTAAGATCTAAACCTAATTCTTTGTATTGATCTTCTTTTTCTTTTTCAGTTTCATACTTCTCAATTGTTTTTTCATTTGGGATTAGTGTTGTAACTATAAAATCTCTAGGAATATCACACTCAATTTCATTAGTCCCACTCAACCAACTTTTAAGAACAGTAGTTTCTCTAAGAACCTCACCCGTTACTGGATGATGTGTAGTTGCTATTCTAACTTGCATCGGTCGTTCCACAACGACTGTGTTTGCATTCACCCCTTTTACTACAGCAATTAATTCTTCACCACTCCGAAGTTTGACTATTCTGTAGGTCATGGTTATAGTCCTTGTGTTTGTATTTTAATAGTCTTAAATTCAAATTGTTCTACTTTATATATCTTCAATCTTTCTACGAAATGTTTGAGAGTGTGGTTCTTTCTTGATTTCCACTGTAAGTCATCCCCAATATCGTAAAGTTTGGCTACTTCTTTGTCTTGATGTTTTCTCAATTGACGACCGATAGACTGAAGGATTCGAATCTTAGACTTAGAGGGAGAGGCAAAAATAATATTGTGTAGGTTCTTTATATTGATACCCGTTGAAAACGTACCATACGAAGCCACGATGATTGCTTCTTTTTCTTTCTCACAGATGTGACGTATTCTCTCACGATCATCCATGTCTACGCCACCATGAACCAAGAAAACTTTCTTGTCTGGATTGGCACTCTTGATCAGTTCATATAGAGGTTTACCATGTTGTTCTACGAACTGAAAAAGAACCAGAGTGTTTTGTTTTGTTGAACCTGCTAACTTGGAAATGAATCTGTTTCTTCTGTCGTTCGAAACAATCCACTTGATCTCGTCGTGATATTTGAGGTTCTTGACGAACTGTCTATCTTCAGTTGCATAGTCTAGAAGAAGACAATCTATCGTTAGTTTGGAGAGGATATCCTTCTCCATAAGTTCCTTTGTACTGGTAACGTCATTCACTGGACCGAAGAGACCTTCGATCACAAGTTTATGGGTTTGAGCGTCGTCAAGGGTGCCTGTAGTCCCCACACGGTAACGGGCGTTCACTAGCTTAGTCATTATGGTAGTCAATGATTTGGCTTTGAAGAGGTGACATTCGTCACCTATGACGGCCTTGAACTGGGAGAAGTAGTCTCTTCTCATTCTGAAGAGAGACTGCCATGTAGAGACTACTATTTGCTTATCTGTATTTTTATCCTGACCAGAAAAAATCTGGTGTACATGTTCGTCCGCATCCCAATCATTCAACTGACTGTAGTCTTTGAAGTCTGAGTACATTTGTGCAACCAGAGATGTGGTAGGAACAATAATCAGAATCTTCTCCCCATCCTTCAGACCTCTCTGGTAGTGACGAAGAAGACCGTAGATAATTAGACTCTTACCTGATCCCGTTGGGGATAGAAGTAGACATCTTTCTTTTTTCAGAGAGTGTGTGATGGCCTTGATCTGGTGATCGTGTGGTTTGATTTTCTGTCCACCCACCGAGATGTTCAGATCGTTCATCATGTACTTCTCTACCATAGACTCGGTGAAGAAGTTATCCTTCTTGTTTGGAAACTCTATGGAGTAAGACCGTTGATCGGCAAAGGAACGAACGTAGTCTCCGAGACCTTTGTAGATCTCTTGAGAGAACATGTTGTATAGTTTTATGGTGCCGTCCCATACTCTACTTCTGTAGGCAGGCATGTACCTGTGTCCGGGAACTTTGAAAGTGAAGAAATCAGATAGCTCTTTCGCGGTACTTCTTTCACAACGAACTCTGATGTTTACTTCATCAATATTTTCAACAGACAAATCAGGCATACAACATATTTAGGATCATGTACCGTTGAGGAATTTTCTCCACTCAATCGCGTTCTTGATTTCCCAGTTCCTATTATTAATAGACTTTAGTACGGATTCAAGATAACTAACCTTCTCTTCTTGGTAGGTTATCTTTTGTTTCTCTAGTATAAGATCGGCATCTCCGTCGAGATACTTATCCAGATCTTGTTTGAGAATTTTAAGATCAAACGGTTCCCATTCTCTGGATTGGAGTTCCTCTTCACTCATCTTTCCAGAGTAGTACTCCCACTTTGCTTTGTAGGATGAGGCATATTCATATCTCATTCTCTTCAGTTTCAGTCGTTCGTCGTGAAATAGGTTGAGGTATTTGTTGTGCAACTGCGGAATACGAAGAGATTCTAGGTCGAGTTGCGTGTCGTCAATTTGCATGTCCTCTTGAACATATCTTCTAATATCATCAAAGTTCATAATTTATCTCCATTGTGTAATTATACAACAACTGGAAGTTAAGTCAATATACGGTCACATCGTAAGTGTCATATCTAAAAGTTACAGTCGCGGACTGGGGATCGATTCCTGTGTCCGCAGAGTTGAATTCAATGTCCCCGAGAGAAATTGGAAACATATTCTTAAATGTTACGGACGCTTGTGGTCTGGCATTACTATTTAAGATTACAAGCGTACCATCTGTTTGGTAGTTTCTTGGATCTGTCTGGATGTCTGGATTATATTTTTCACTATTAATAGAGAATGATTTCATCCAATCAAAAATCTCTTTCCAGTTGCCTAAATCTTCATTGATTAAGAATGAGAAAGATAGAGGTTCAAATTGCATTTTAGGATCAGCGATTGCAGTCGTTGGAAACTGATTGAGTATATCTGTCGCGTTTACTGATATGGTGGGCACAGAAACATTCTGACAGAAGTAGACTACTTCCGGTGTTCTGGATAGAACGAACCTGAAGGAAGTGGGTTGTAGAAAGTTCTCATTATCAGGATGTCTGTCGAGAGCTTTTGTTGTGTACTGATCGTATGAAGGCATAATGATTCTCCATACTATTTATATGAAAAGAAACAAGGGGGATCCGAAGATCCCCCCTGTTCCTAGTGTCGGATTAAGATCCGATGTGTTTGTTATCAACCACCACTGATACCGTGTAGGTTATCAACACGGAAGATGCGGTAGTACTGGTTCACTCTAGAAGTGAGTGCTCCCTCGTCAGCGTCAGTTCCACCGATGGCGGTAGTGACGAATGGGTTTGAAACCATTCCGTAACGAGTCTTGAACCCGATCTTGGGCTGGAAGGTGTTTTCACCAACCGCACGTACCATCTGTAGTGGGACGTAGGGGCAGTAGAAGAGACCAGCGTCGTACTGGGAAGTACCCTTGTAACCGACGATGATGTAGTTGACCTCTGCATAGGGATCAACGTAGACCTTAAGTCTACCACCACCGAGGGTTCCGACGAAGGTGTTACCGGTATCGTCAACGTTAAGTTGACCACCACCCATTGGGGTTGCCTGAAGCGAACCACTCATTGCGAGGGCAGCAGCAACGTCCGAGGAGCAGATTACCATGTTACCCTTACCGCGTCGAGTGTCCTTGGCGATTCTGTTTGCTTCTCTCTCGATCTGGAAGAGAAGACCACGGAATCGTTCAGCACTCCATCGACCGTCCGAGTCGTGAAGGATATCGTAGATACCACCGACTCCTTCTGTACGAGCACCGAGGGCGACGGACGTACCGTGACCGCCTCCGAAACCACCAGTACCGGTGGCTGCACCCTTGTAGAAGAGGTCAGACTGCTGACATCCGAGTCTTGCGACTGACTGAACAGTGCGAACGACTTCGCGGTTGATTTCAGCAAGAATTTCAGTGCTGAGGATGTTAGCGAGTTCGGTTTCTGCGTCGAGACCATGAACAGCACGGAGATCCTGTGCAAGTTCAGTGGTATACTCTGCCTTGAGGGCACGACTTCTAGCGACCACCGAAGTTCTCTCGATGGTGAATGCCATCTCGTTGAATGCGTTCGTACCCTGAGCATTCGATCCTAGTGCCTCTGCATTTGCAGTTGTCATACCGCGAGTGTCTAGAGCAGCGAGTGGGTCACCAAGAGCGCTGTCGAAGATGTCACCACCGGTGTAACCATCAGCACTGGGATCGGAAGCAGCGGTGAAACC